TTTCCGCCTGTTCTGACTGATCATAGTTGGCCTCGAAATGTTGATACGAAGCCTCCTTAATAAAGTCGAGTTCGTGGTTAATGATTACTCTCGCTACTGTAATCATGTTAGCCACGATTCCAGGGTTAATGCACGGACCCCCATCATTGTCGTGCAAATCCTCGTAAAACTTAGTGATCTCATCGTGCAAGCGTAGACACGCTATGCTGAAGCTCTCACTTAGCTGTTCTCTTGTTAGATCTTTTTTTGCCATACCCAAGTTCTTTTAGTTTCTCTATCGCTTGCTCCACCTGGCCTTTGTTTTTGCAGATGAAGAGAGCTGGGACTGGTTCTCCTGAGTCTATCAAGTGACGTAGGAACAGCTTCCACCGCATCGGGAAATCATGATGCGATGGAGTGTACCCTTTGGTTTCTATTACCCACTCTCCGTTTGGTCCTACGAAGTCGGGTGTGTATTTAATTGGAAGGACTGTCGAATCTGTTCGGTCCGACAAGTCTTTCTTCTTGGCAGTCATCTTCCAGTATGTACCTGGGTATTTGAATTTATCTACGAGCATGTATTCATGTGTCTCGTAGGTAAAACTTAGCCCCGATTCAGCTAAAAGATCAGCGCAGGTTTTTTCTAATCCGCTCTTATACTTCCCTAAAGACCGTTTCTTAGCTGTTTTGCGCCTTGGAGTCCCGTTTGTCTTCCGCTTCACTAAAGCAAAGGTACAGCTTATTCGCTTAAAAACGACGTATTAATCGGGAAATTTATTACATCTTGCTCACCACCCTCCAGTTCAACAGCGTCAAACAGTAGGTTTTGCTTGGGCCACACCCTGAATCCTGTACGAGACGTATTCATTTCGAGTCGGATAGGGTCGTCGAGTCCTGTAGGCTGTCCCCCCGTCTCTACGTCGCGTACTTTACGGACGTGAAACTCAGTGATTCTACGTTGAGAATGGTCAGGGTGCTGAACCTTACGGTGTATTGTGACAAAGCAGTCGGCACGGTTGACGAACTTACCACCACCCTCAGTATCCTCAGCATACGGAGCCGTTGGTAATCCGTCATCACCTTTACGACGTTGGGCTTCACTGAATGCATGCATGTTGAGCCACACGGCTACGTTGTTTGCCGTAGAGAACGTCAGGAATTCCGATGCAGCTTCGTAGTGGTACTCGTGACTGCTCTTGTTGGTGGTACCCATGTCAAGCTTTAGGCTGTTGTAAGGGTCAACAAAAACAGCATCCACTTCTTGTTGGCGAAGGATCTTCTCAAGGAATACGATGATATCTCCGTAGCTGTACACCTGCTTGTTGCTGATGACCGTGAAGTGTTTGCCTACCCACTCGTATGCCCGCTTCCTTTCCATGTGATTCATAGAGGTTACGTTCTTGTTCATAGCGAACTGAATAAGCGTCTTCTTCAGAGCAGCTGTGCGGTTCTCAGAGGAGTACACCACCCACTTCCATCCGTGACGGATAGCAGCGTTTACCATGAGGTACAGCACCATCGTGGTCTTACCTACGTTGCTGTGACCGTTGATGATAGTGAACTCTTTCTTGTATCGGAAGAACTCGTCCATACTGGCGTCTCCCGTGTCTAAACCGACTTCGATGTTACCGTTGGCGTAGTCGTCAATCCATCGGAAGTCCTCGTCATCAGAGGATATGAAGGACATGTCGCCATCATTGATAGCCATCTCACGACGCATCTTCTTCTCCTCGTCCATGGTCTCATGGATAGGTCGAAGCTTTCCGTGTTCGATGCCGTCTCTGATTGTTCGAAGTGTCTGCACTTCATCATCCACGTCACGCTTCATTATCTCTCGCGTGAGGATGCGGATAGCTTCTTCTTCTTCTGCGCGTCCAGCAGCAATGAGTCCACCGCAAAACTTGGCAGCTCTTAACAGAGTAGGATGTTTCTCGCCGTCATCGCAGAAGCGGATAAGGCGTGAAGCGATGTTCATCTTTTGGTAGTCTGTGTAGGCTCCTGCCTTTGACACGGCCACCTGAGATTCAGACTTCTCTGTTGCCATTGCTCCGAATACAGCGGAGTCCTCATTGACTACAATCTCTGGGTCGTATGACTCGAAGCATGCACGGGATTCGTTGATGCCCGACTCATCTACTTCGAGGTCGTACTGCTTGTGGAAGTACGTGCGTAGCGCACGGAAATGGTCGCGGTGTCGCTCAGGGTTGCTTACCTTAACGAGCGCCTTAAGTCCGTCACCGCTCGGAGAAACCCAACAGCTATAAACATAAGGATCCGTGGATAGAAGCGCCTTGGACGCCGCAACATCAATGTGATCGAAGTCGAGTACAATGAATTGGCTGTGACGCGCAAGCGACTCGTCATTACGTGTTTCAAATTCCCCTGAGAAGAGGACGATAGGTAGGGTTTTCTTAAACTGTTTTGCTTCTTCATCATCTCCGTTTCGGATTACCTCAATCTTCGTTGCAGAATCGCCCTCCTTGATTCGCTTCAGGGCTTTCGCTATCGGCATGTGATAAGCCTGCTTCGTGTACAGGCTCTCGAACATCGTTACTCTCATAGTGGTATTCAATTAGTAAATTCAGGTAGTGTATTGCTTTCAGAACGTCCTCCTTTCCATTCTTGTGGGTGTGTCTGCACACGTATTTGATTACGTTCCCTTCGATGAACGGTATGTCATTTGCAGCTATGAATTCAGTTGGTTGAATCTTCATGTGCTTGTAATGGCCTCCGCCTATCTGTTTATCGCTATGTTTCTTTGACATCTACAGTGGTTCCTATTTGTTTAACGGTATCGACCCTATCAATTATGATGGTGCGTTGCTTGGCTTTTGGGGTAAGCAACTCCTGATCGAGTCTGTACATGGTGTGGGCGTCGTGCTTCATGATATCCCTAGGGTTATCGTATCTGCTCACCATCCACACATCTCTTGTTTGGGGGTGCTTGTTCTTAATGAACGTAGCTTTCCCAGTCATGTAATAGATTGGTTGACCCATGGTGCAAAGATAAGGGGAAAGAAAGGGGGTGGAGCCTAAGCCCACACCCCCTACTAACCTGAATAACTCAACTATACTAGAACGGGATAGTCTCAGTATCCTCTGTCTTAGCCGTATTGTTACGGCGCTCCTGCGCCGCTTCGCTGTTCGGGTCCCACACGCTGAGGCATGCTTTGCCGTTCTTCGACATGAAGAGACGGAACCGAACGTTACCGCCTTGACCGCTAGCATCACGCTTCGTGGTGTATTGGTCAATGCAATCCTTTAGCTCGTTGTCCTTGAGGCGGAAAGACCACCCCATCAAATCGCCGTTTTCATTGTAGCTAGGCTCATCTGCCCAGCCTACGAGAACACTCTCGTACTTCTTGTTTTGATCACTCATTGGATTAATGAATTAAAAATTAAAATAAAGGTTTGTAAAAATAAGGTGTAAATGGTTAACGCAACAAGCGCAGCGCCTAACATTTTTGATAATCGTTTAAACTTCATACTGAAGGTAGTCTTTTACTGGGTCGTAATCCTCCCGCATAAACTGTCGGATACGATTCACAGCATCGTTAAACTTCATCTCGCCAGTGAATAGCGTTTCGTCGCTACACTTGACGAGAGCGGGAAGGTAAGGGTAAGTCTTCTCCTGTACAACCCAGTAGAAATCCTTCATGCCAAATACTTTGCAGTAGATGTATGCTTGGATGTCGTAGCAGAAATCTCGCACTGCATAGCGGAACTTCTCCGCACTACGCGCTGACTTGCTGTCGCTGATGAACCCGTCACCAAGGCAGTCCAAGAAACCCTTGACTTGCACTCCATTGAGTTCTTCCAGGAACCCCACCTGGTAGTCACCTGCTAGGTACGTATCAAGTAACCCGCAAGTGGCAAGCCTGTCGATCATGTCGTTAGCCATCTGCCAATCGTCATGCGACACGATAGTTTTACCCTCCTCAAGAGCTTCTGTTTTCATAGACTGGACAACAGCCTTGTATTCAGAGGTCATCGAGGGCTTCTTAGAACTGCGAGCTTTATCGGAAAGCCTAGACAGTATCTGACTGTCAGACATCACGATGTACTTCTCGAATGCTTGATCACGTTCAAACAACAGCATATCGTATAGTGTACCGAAGTCTAGAGCATCAGACTTGTACTTCAGTTCTCCCTTCATGTAGCGGTCAAACTGCGCCATGTCTCCGAGCGCTTGCTTCAGCGAGGAGTACGACAGGTGTGACTTGCCATACCGTTCTTGTAATTGTTCAGATATCATTGTAAACTGGTGTTCCGTCTTCCCATGTGTAATCGTATGTCTCTATCTCCGCCCAATGCGTGGGGTCGCCTGGAGTCAGCCAGAACTTCTTCCCCTTGGAGTTGATAAAGAACTCGGCTATGTCTATGTCGCCCACGAAGTCCTTGTGTTTGATAAAGAACAACCCTGAAAAACCAGGGTTGCTCTCCTCAGTACTCACCCAATACTTCTTCATCTTAGATTTCAAGCAGTGTTTGCGGAATAACTCCCACTGCTTAGGTGATGTCCTTCGTTGATCGTGAATCTTGTAGCTCATCTAACAAACTTCTTGAGGCCTGCCACTTGCTTCTCTGTGAGTGACGCCTCATACTTAGCCATGATGCTGTTAAATGCCTTCTTCTTGTCTGTTTGAGACTTGATGTATGCGACAGCCTTATCCATTATGTTCTCTGGCGGGTCTGTATCAAAAGTCTCTTGAACCTTCTTGATTTTCTTAGCTGTGTCTCCTGAATCCTGTTTTGCAATTGCATCTTTGACCTCATTAGCTGACGCAATAGAAGTGTCGATTCCGATTCCAAGCATAGCAAGGGCTCGCCCAATAGCTGAGGTTTCGCAATTCTCAACGTAGCTGGTTTTATTGATGTTGGATGCACCCTGCACTTCGTGTGCATGTCCAGTGGCAATAACACGTCCAGTAGCATCTGCGATGGTTGTTTTGCACACACACTGTTCTGAATCGAGGACTGTAAACTCGGACATGATTGTCCAATCTTTGTATCTATCCTCTTGACGAAAAAACTTGATTCGCTCGTTGACCTCAACATACTGCTTCCCCCTTATGTTCGTTGTCTTGAATTTGTAGTTGCTCATAGTCTTTTAAATTTTGGATTAATTTTCTTTCTAGTGTTCTCAATTTTTCTATCTCTTCTCGGACAGCATCTAGCTTGGCGTTGAGCGTCTTGAATCCCAACCCGAAGTGACACATACGCCTGGCAAGCTTGAACTTGTGGGCGTATCCATCCCAGTATTTCAGGTTTGCCTCATGCTTCTTTCCGTGGTGTAAGGCTGTTGCGTGATCGAGTCCGAAGACTCTGCCTGAAGCGCTTGCAGTCATGTATTTCTTGAGGGCTACCATCATGGCTGCCCTTGCCTGCACTTGCTCCCTGTGCCTGGAGTTGTCTCTTTCTAACCCTAAGGCAGTGTAGTATTCATCGAGCAGGGACTCGATTCTCTTCTTCATAAACTTATTCTGCATTGAATTGAATTGGGCCTCTAAAAGTAGACCTAAGGATGTTTAAATGCAAAAAAAGGAGGGACTTTGTTTCTCAAAGCTCTCTAACAAGCTCGTTACGGGGTCTCCCCGCACACCATGCGTCCGCTCCTGAGTCAGCGTTCTGACTCTGATTCTTGCATGAGTCTGTCGTGGATTCTTGCGTAACCCACCATGGACTCACATATGGCGATTGTCGCCTGCCTAAATCGATTAATGTCTTCGGGGTCATCCGTTACTGGAAAGTTCTCGTGAGTTACGGTTTCTCCGTGAGTTACAAATGATTCCAGACCTATGTGCAATGGCATCTTTAACCACTCCTCTACGTCGAAGTGTATGATGTCCTGCATTGCAAACATAGCGGATAGTCTGTGTGAAACAATGGGTGAATCACACATGGGTTTGATTAATTCAATTGCTCGTTCGTTTGTCATGTAATTTTTTTCTGTTGTATGCGTGTCGTGGGAATCTCCACCTGAGTTCCCGTATCTCTGTCATGTCAAGCATCTTGTTCATGGCGTTCTGCACCCTGAGGAAGTCTACGCCCTGCGACTCTGCAATCTCTCGCTTCGTGAGGCCTGATGCCCACAGCGTTAGGTACGTGATCAACTCGTTCTTGGTTACGATAGAGCCTTTGCTTGCTCTGAAATGGTTGGCCTCGTTTATCACCAAGTCAACTTGGTCGAGGGTGTCTTGTGGTAGCTGTATCATTTTTTTCTTTTTTGCTTTCCTAACAGCCCTCTTGGGTAGTCTATCAGTTGTTTGTAATCATCTATGCTGTCGGTGACATTGTTATCCCAATGGTCGCCTAGAATCCATGATGGGTAAAACGGTCCCTTTAAGGTTTCGAGTATCTTCCCTCGCATTTGCTCATCTGTCATTTGCATACCCTTGTTTTTTTTGATAATCTTGGGTATGGTTCTGAGGATTTTCGTGTAGATGTCTAACCTGCGAGCAAGAATAAATATTGCCTCGAACATACATTCTTCGTCGGTATAATCATCACCTATGTATGACCCTTCGTTTCTGTGATTCATGAAATGCTCAGGCAATAGCCTGTACTGCTTGGTCTTCATTATGTTGAGAAATTCTCTGCGTTGATCATTAAACTGTTCATCGCGCTTTAGTCGCTCAGGTGAAAGCTCGTAATTCAACCCATGAATAGACCAATGTATTCTCCATTCATCAGTTGTTAGCTCATCCGTTTTTTTAGCTTTTACCTTTTCCAAGTAGGTGAACAGACTCATTCTGGTAGGCTATCAAAGTTTTTGCTTTCGAGATTCCTATGTTCTAAACGGAACTCATCGTTAGTCATGAGTGCGGCTCTTTTCAACTCGTAATTCAAGAGGTTTGC